TGGCCATGTCCATGCGCGCAAGCATGGCGGTTCCGGGCGTTTTCGCGCCCATTCGCGTCAACGGGCAACTGATGGTTGATGGCGGTGTTGTCGACAATGTGCCGATCAGCGTAGCGCGTGAACTGGGTGCGCAACACTTGATCGTCGTCGATGTCGGCGCGCCATTGCTGACCGAGGATCAGTTGGGCTCGCCGATGGCCATTTCGCTGCAGATGGTGTCGGCGCTCATGAAACGCGAAACTGATCGCTCGCTGGCGACACTCGGTGAGGCGGACGTCCTTATCCGTCCCGCACTCGGCGATTTTTCATCGGCAGATTTCGACGGGAGTGCCAGCACGGTAGCCATTGGTCGGCAAGCAGCGTTGGATGCGCTGCCGCAACTGCTGCCTCTGGCATTGAGCGAAGCCGAGTGGCAGGCTCATCTGGCAGCACGCGAACAACCGGATAACAAGGACATCCGCATCGACCGCGTGGTGGTCGACGACAGTCGCACCCGGTCCAGCCGCCATATCGCCCGTACCATCAGTCGCATCGAACCGGGCAGCCTGAGCATCGATCAACTGGAAGATGTGCTCGACCAAACCATGTCGGAAGGCGGCTATGAACGTGTCAACTATCACCTGAAGCAGCAGGGCGACGAGTCCATCCTGAGCATCGAGCCCGTCGACAAGGGCTGGGGACCGGGCTATCTGCGCTTTGGCTTCGCCTTGGGTGACGATTTTGCGGGTGGCAGCGCGTATCAGGCGACCGCCGACCTTCGCCTCACCGGCCTGGACGAGCGCGGCCGGGAATGGCGCAATCGCGTCCAGCTCGGCCAACGCAGCGGCGCCTTGACCGAACTGTATCAACCGCTTGGCGAAGACGGCCAACTCTATGCACTGGGCTTCGCCGACTATGAAGTCACCGAACAGCCATTCGAGGTCCTGAACCAGAGCATTGCGCTGTTCGCGTCCCAGGTCACTCGGGTTGGTGCCGAAATCGGCTTTTATCCGAACGACCATTGGCAACTGTCGTCGGGGCTGCAGTTCGGCCGTCATCACCTGGATCGACTTATTGGTGACCAGGACATTGGCGAACACAACAGCTTCAGCTCCGGCGCTTGGACTTTCGGCGCGACCTACGACACGCTGGATGACATCGGCTTCCCGACTGAAGGCTCACGCTTTGACTTGGCCTTGCGTGCGTTTCGACCTGGCCTGGGTTCGGATGAAGAAGCGGATGTCGTGCGCTTGCGTTTTGACCAACCCGTCGATACCGCCATTGGCACGCTGCTTTTTGGCGCGCAAGCCGACTGGGCACTCACCGGGCGTGATAGTGGCGAAGCGATCACCACGCTCGGTGGATTTGGTCGTTTGACCGGTCTTCGTGAAAACGAGCGCGTTGGAACGCGCTCAGTGTTGGCGCGCGTGCTTGGCTATCGCGGACTGAACGAAGTGCGGCTTGCCAGTGTTCCCCTGTATGCCGGTTTCAGTCTGGAAGCGGGGCAGAATTGGCTCAGCTTCGAATCGGCTGAACTGGGTGATCTCGACTACTCCGCCAGCGTGTTCTTCGCCGTACGCAGCCCGCTGGGTCCGCTTTACATTGGCTACGGACGATCGACATCCGGGGACAGCTCGGCTTTCCTGCGCATTGGCACCTTGATCGATGACCTGCGGCGCTAAGAGCCTGCGCGGTAGAAGCGATCGAGGCGAAAGGCCGGCTGCACGAGGACAGATTTTCGGCGATTCGCCGGTCCATAGCAGGGCTTTTGGCCAAGAATCGAGGACATATTGGACTGCGCAGGCGGCCTTGTAGACCGGTCGGCTTCTGCCGCGCAGGCCTCTAGGTTGTTGCTGGTGCCCAGCTAAGCCATCGCCGTACGGCTCTTGCCCTCGCGCTTTGCCCGATAGAGTTGACGGTCTGCTGACTCCATCCACTCCCGTAGGCCAATATCCGTGGCCCGCGCTTGAGCGATACCGATTGTCCCCGAGCTAGATAAATAGAACAGGGTTGGCGCGATAAATGCGAAATTTGCCGGGATGTTCTGGGATGAACTGGAACACGTGCGGAAATAAAGTTACCGCTGGCGCAATCTCAGAAGTTCCGCAGAACGGTCGCCAACGACCGCTCCATCGCTTCCCCTGCCTTGCGGGTGATGATCGCCTGATCTTCGTCACTGAGCCCCATGAAAGGCCTCGCGGGAAGTCCTGGATGGTTGACCTTCCGCCGATGTATCGGAAGGCCAGCGCCACCCAAGAATCTTAGCGCCTTCCCGGCTTTGGGCAGAATGACAAATGGGTCGGTGCCGAGTTGATGGGCTGCCGCGTAGGGCGGCGTTGCTGCGATCTCCGCAAAGTCCCTACCAAAGTCAGCATGCAGCCCATCACGGCTCAGATTGCCAGTCTCTTTAAGAATGCCTGGGCCTTTCTTCAGTGCCAGGGTTGACGGTCTTAGCGGTTGCCATGGTGTGCCATCTGGTGCGATCTCGGTATCGAAGCGATCTTGCGTGGATTGCAGCAGGTGCTCAGAGATATCCGCCATCAACTCAGTTGGGTCGCCTGACAGCTCCATGAAGCGACGAACGCTGGTCTGGAAGGCCCGGTCATCCCATTCCAGCTTGACGAACTTGGTGTCACTCATGTGGACAGCCCCTCGGGTAGCGGTATCATGGCGTTGCGCGGTTGTTTCCAATGGGAACGGTTACGAGGCAAGCCCCCGTATTATCCGGTTCGAATCCGGCGCCGCGCTCTCACTCACAGACGTCCTGACAGCAGCGTGTACTTTGGCTCGGTCAGGTTGATCGCCGGAACAATCCCAACTGTTCGAAGCCAGTTCGCCGCCATCTTTGCCTTGCGCATTGAGCGATCACCATCGGTGTTGTCCAAATGGAAGACGGCCTTGAACCACCGGCCAGACGGCATTTCCCACGCGTAAATGAGCGATGGGGTGGCGTTTCGCTGGCCTTCCGTCCCAGCGTCCCATAGGACCGCAGTCTCTGCGTCGGCCATTCGATCTGGAAGCTCACGAAGCCCGATATCTATCTCGTGGTCGCGCGGACTCTTGGCAGCACGAATCGCGTGGTAGACACGCGCGTCAACCACACCGAGAAGCGCCGTTTCAGGGGGACTTGGAATCCGCTCTGCAATGCCTGGACGAAGGAACCCGAGCGGCATGGCGACGCCACGTGACATCGGGTTTCCCGTATCCATTTCCGTGAGTGCGCGAGCCACCATCGCATCGTACTCACCGGCCCATTCGACCCTTCGACTCAGCGCATCGGCCAAGGTCCGATCTCGCCACTCCTTTGGGAGCTGCATGATCCGCTGCCCAAGGCTGGTGGCTGCTGGCATCGAGCGCGCCGCTTCGCCCACGTTGTACTCGAAGCCGGGGTCAATGCCTTCGAGCCCACCACTTGGAGCCGTCCCCTTCTTCAGCCCACGACGTTGCAGATCCGACTCGCTATGCGCCCGAACGCCGCAGTTGCAGCCCCAGCCATTCATCGGGTAATGGGTCTTCCACCATGGATCTGTGTGGTGCAGAACGAGGCCGTGCCACGACTGGTGAATCGGCCGTGGATTTCGGCTGTATCCTCGCTCCCCGTGGCGGTATTCCCACCATGGCCGAACGGCCAACATGGCAGGACGGGTCAGTTGCGCATAGCGGCCAGCGTTGTAACTCTGCCGGATGTTGGTCTGATAGATAACCTTGGCTCGCCACGCGCGCCCCTTTGCCGAGCCCTCGCCGGTCCATCCCGTCCAGCCGTGCTTCGCCACAATCGACTCAAACTCACGAGTGAATTCCGCCAGACCGCGCCCTTCACGCTGCGCGCGCAGGACGGCATTTCGAAAGTCATCGAGCAATGCTGCCCTGATTGCACCCGCCACCATGAATCCATGCGCGTGATCACCCAACCGGATGTCATCCCAGCGCGTGCTTGGCACATTGACCTTGCGCTCGAAGAACGCCATTTGCTCACGGAATGGCCGAAACGCCAGCCGAAAATCAGGCACGGAACTCGTCCTCGGTATCCGCTCGTGCGGCTCTGTCCGCCGCGCCACTGGCACCCGCGATCAATTCGCCCAACTCCTCAAGCGGCAGATCAGTCAACAAGGCCGACAGTCGCCCCAACAGGTCATCCATGTCGCTGGCCGCAGAAACCTCGGCGCGGATACGCTCAATCCATTGCCCCGTGATGGATTCCGTCCGGGCGCCAAGCACGTCCACCAGCGTGTCCACATAGTCCGGCTTTTCGGGTGGTAGACGCAGATTCTCTGCATTCGCTGCGGTCTGCAGTGCAGGGGGCTCCGGCGTCACCGCTGCGCCTGGTGCGCGCAACAGGGTTGCCTTTTTGTCCGGATCGGGCAGCCCCAACTTGTCACGAACGATCGACTGCTCAACCTGCAGACCCATGGGAACCAACTTTGCGATCATGTCTACCAACCCTTTCGTGTCCTCAGGCTCAGGTACGACAACCACCAGTTTTGGGTAGTGCCCTGGCCCGAAATTGAGATCCACAAACGGACGGATCAGCGACCGGTTCAGCGTGTTCTGTAGCGCCTTGGCGTCAGCCTGCAGCAAGTCCAGCCGCACTTCGTTGTGTACCTTGGCCTGGGACATCGATGAGCCGTCATCGGCTGTCATCGTCTGCCCAAGGACGCCTTTGCTGATCTGCTTATCCCACCATGACGCCAGTCGCTCGAAGAAGTCCGCTGCCCCCGCCACATTGGCCGCTTGCTCGAACTCGATGCGGGTGGACTCTGGAAGAACGGCCGCTGCGTCGCTGCCAAGATTCGCCACCGCCGTCATCAGCTTGTTGATGTCTTCCTTGCTGGCCCCCGGCCCGTAGCGCCCCACTCGCATAGGCAGACCAAAGATATCAGCGAACGCCATCCAGTCCTTCCAGCTCCACGCCTTGCACATGTAGCCCGGCGCAGCCAGGCGTGCCAGACCTCCACGAATCGGCAAACCGCTGCGAATTCGCGGCTGATGCACGATGAATTTGTACGGCGCCAAGGGAAGCCCATCAAACGGCGCCGCATCATCCAGCAGGCGCAATTCGCGGCCGGTTTCACGGTCGAACCGGAACCAGCGCGGATCGCGATGCTCCAGTGCCTTCGGGGTCCACACGCGGCCTGAAGAGTCCCAAATAACCTCGACCACCGAGTAGCCTTTGCCCAGCGCATCGGTCAGGTCAAAGACAGCGTCTTCAAATATCGGCGCGGCAATCATTTCGCGCACTGCATCGGCAATCTGAACGTCCTTTCCACTGTCGCTCAGCGCATCGACACGCACCTCCAAACCGGCCAATGCCAGCTTTCGCGTTCCCAGCACCGACGCATAGTGCAGATCGCGCTCCTCCATCTCCTCAGCCAGCGTCAGATAGGCTGTCGCTTCGCCTTGTGCAGCATCCGAAAGAATGGTCGCCAAGCGACTGGGTGTCAGCGAGTTGGCTTCGCTCGGATGCCAAACCTGACGGATGCCAGTCATGGCACCGACCGCGATTTCTTCCTTCAGCACGTCGTATTGGATGGGCTGGCCGTCCGGGCCAAGAATGCGGCTACTTGCCATTGCGATACTCCCAGACCTGATATGCCTTGTTCGTCCTGCTCAGATACAGCATTGAGCGACGCTCAACGCGGCGCATCCATGCCCACCGTCCGTCGCACAGCCGCGCAGGAAACCACACAAAACAGGGCGTCCAGCCGCCGACGCGCCGCATCAACGGGGGCAATGTTGAAGCCATCACCAGATCCCCTCATTGTTTCGCCACCCCGCGCCGGATTTGATATCGCGCTCCGTTTTCGCGCTGTGCTTGATGCGGTGGTAGTCGATGGTTTGATCGCCTGTGTCAGCCGCGCTCAGCGCGAGGAAGCACGCCCAGGCGCGGTCAGCATGTCCGCTCGCATCGCTTTCGGCGACGAAGCGCGGCGTGCCTGTCGGCCCGGCAACCTTCTGCAGCTTGTGCAGATCCGACCGCACCTCCGGCGTCGTCGGAATCCGAATGCGCCGGTCCTCGAAAACCTCTTTGCCCGTTGTCGCCAGCGTCAGTTTGTTGCTGCCGGTGAACAGCACGCCCTCGACACGGCTCTCGCCATGCCGACGCTTCGCGTCCTCAACGGGCTTCTCGCCCATGCCGGTTTGATCCATGCAACAACGCAGCACGCGATAGCGTCGAAACACCTCATCGAGCAGCGCGTCTTGCTCGGCAAAGCTGATGCGCTTGCGCGCGATCACCTCGCGCGTCCACGCCACATCTCCAACTTGCTCGATCACCCAGATCACAAACAGGTCATTGCGCGTAGCGATGTCAACGCCCACATAGCACGGCCCGCCCGCGTAGTGATCCGGGTTGCCCGCATCCCCATGGCCGCAACTGTCAATCAGGTCGTAGTCAATCCACGCGCTGGCTTCGTCCAGCCACTGCAGCTCGAATTCCTGCGCCCACAGATCGGGGTCGCCCGCGCCCCTGCGCAGCTCCTCCACATCACGAGGGAGGCCATCGGCGACAGCCTGGTAGATATCGGTCGTATGACGAGACCAGCCGTCACCGTCCTTGCCGGTCATCAGCTCATAGAACTTGTTGCCTTTGCCGTTTGGCGTGCTGATCACGCGCAGCTTCAGCCCCGGCTTTGAGATGACCGGAAACAGCGCTTTCCAGATCGCGCGACTGTCCTGGTGGAACGCAAACTCATCGAGCAAAACGGACGCTGAAAACCCGCGCGCTGTATCAGGATTGGCGGGTAGCGCGGTGATGCGCGACCCGCCGGGGAGTTCCACTTCGAGCGCCTTGGTGTTCGCATCGAAGTCATAGCTGAGTTCCTTGAACGCGGCACTCAACGCCGACAAATGCAGCTTCACGCCCTCGTTCATCGCCTCGCGCGCCTGCCGCTCACCGCGCGAAAGAATCACCCAGCGACGGCGTTGCCCCATGGCCTCGGCCTCAACGCAATCGAGCACCAACTCCAGGGTGCTCGTAAACGTCTTGCCGCACTGCCTTGCAAACATCGCGATCTTGAATCGCGACTTGTCCATTACCCAGCGCCGCTGGTAGGCATAGAGGGGGAGCGCAGGCGCACTCATGTCAGGTCTCGAATCCATACGCCGCGCGCAGAACGGTCTTCAGTGCCTCGGGATCAACAGCCCCGGATTTGCCCAGTTCCTCGATCTTCTCGCGCTGCTCGCGCAGTACGCGCTCTCGGACCGCTCTTTCGATTTCAAGCGCCTCTTCCGTCGCCAGCCGCGTCGCCTTCATCGCCCGGCCGGCTGCCAGCGACAAATCCTTGAGCTCGGCCATGGTGACCGCTTCGTCGCCCGATTTTTCACGCGTTTGCAGCTTGAGTGCCGCATGCGTCACCGCTGTCGTCACCGCCTGCGCCAGCAGCCGATTGGCTTTGTCTGCACTACCTTCGCCGAGCCCGCCAACCAGCGCATCAGATAGGCGCTCGATCTCGCGCATCTTCTCGCGCATCTCGGTGTATTCGGGCTGGTAGCGATGCAACCCGGAGCGTGAGAAATCCGCATCCGGGAACTGCCGCTTCACTGTCTCGAATACCTCGTCGAGCGTGTAGCGATCCTCATCAAGAAGCCGCTCGATCAGCGCGCGCGCCTCCGGCGACAGGCGATGGATTTTGCCTTTGCGCGCAGTCATCGTGGCGTTGGCCGAGATACGCCGGGGTGCGTGGTGCGACCGTCCGCGATATCAATGCCTGCGGCGGTGATCGTGGCCACGTGCAATGACGGCACATCTTCCACCGCTGCCAGCGTGATCAGCGCCTCGTCCGCCAGCCAGCGCAGTGCCAGCATCGTGTCAGCGCGCGTTCCCGGCGTGCGGATGTGACGCAGCCACGTATCGATGTTGCTGCTGTTCATGGATCGCGCAGCCGCCTCATTCAGCGCCCGCAAAATAGCCAGACGCCGGTCTTCGGCGACGATCTCCGCAAAGCTCTTACCGCTCATTTCGCACCCCCAGCAAATACGTTTCGATGCGCGTCACTGATGCCAGCGTTGTCGCGCTGCGCTCGTCGACGCGGGCGATCTGCCGTGTCACCCCGTCGATATCGGCGTGCGTCGGCATGTGTCGCAACGTCGCCTCGACCGCGCTCATGCGCGCATCCAACGTGTTGATGCGCTCGGTCTGCGTGTCCCATCGCTTGTCTGTGCGCGTGCGCCAGAACACATACAGCGACACCGCAGCCGAGCAGCCGACGACAACGACCTGAGCGATTTGCAATAGCTGTTCGACGCTCACAGGCATCGCTCATCCCTCTCTCGATCATGTGCGCAGCTCGCGCAGCACTGGGTGTATGGCAGCAGCTCGCGGCGCTTTGGCTCGATAGACTCGCCGCAGTCTTCGCATGTGGTGCTGAGCGTCACGCCGCGCGGTGTGCGGGCGCGTTGTGCCGCCAGTGCCAGTTCGCGATCCAGCAGCTCGCGCTCTTGGGCGCGGTCGACGTCGTCAGACACAGATCCTCCGGGTGGGCGCGATGCCGTTGGCGACGCCTTCCGCGTCTTGCAGCAGTGCTTGCATCAGCGACTCGTTCGCCCGCAACGCGGACATCTGCAGCGGCGACAGCGGCTCGTCGCGCGACTTGCGCTGCGCGGCCGTATAGGTGTTGCGGTACTCGCGCATCAGCACGATCAGCACTGCGAGCGCAGCTCGCACCGGGTCATCGGCAGCGCTCGGGGGCGAGCCCTGCGGCGCGCGCGTCCGAGCAGTACGCATCGAGCGCGGCGCGTTCATTCGTCCGCACCTGCTCGGCGGTTCGGCGGCTCGCTATCGCGCACGCCTGGTATTGCTCCACTGCCCGGAACCAACTCGCCAGAACGTCTGCTTTGCTCGCGTCCGGCGGCAGCGTTGGCAGGCTCGGATCGCACGTCTGCAGGCTGGTGATCGGTAACGGAAGCGGTGGCGGGCTTGGCGGCATCGGCGGCAACGCTGGCCGCGTTGTTCCATAACTGCACGAACTGAGGATCGATACAGTCAACGCGAGCCGCATCGCTGTCGCGATACGTACGCAGGTCGACCGCCGCCGCGTGCATGCGTCGGGTGACTTCACGGGATTGCGCCTCCCAGCGCTCGGTAATGGCGTCGATGGCGAAGGCCGTGCGTTGCAGGCGATCAACGCCTTCGGCTGCGCGCGTGCTGATCGCTCGCGCTGCGGATTGCAGAAGCGCCGCATCAGTGCGCAGCGACTGCGCTTCGGCTTGCGCGTCTTGCCCGCGTTGCCATTCGCCGCCCACATAAAACCCGCCGCCGAAACCAGCAAGCCCGGCCACGGCGACGGCCGCAAGGGCGTAGCCAATCTGCGCTGCGCCCAGCCCTGCGAATGCTTTGATGCTCATGGGCACACCGCCTCACCGGGCCAG